GCGTTTCAATTACAGAGATTACTAGAGCGGGATGCTCGTGGTGGTACTCGTTACGTAGAGATGATTAAAGCGCATTTCGGAGTCACATCACCCGATTTTCGCTTACAGCGATCTGAGTATGTTGGTGGCGGTCAATATCGTATAAATATTAATCCTGTACAACAAACATCTAATACTGCATCAGGTACAACTCCACAAGGAAACCTAGCTGCACAGGGCACAGTAGCAGGATCTCGAGGTGGATTTTCTTATTCAGCAACCGAACATATGATAGTAATCGGTCTAGCATGCGTACGTGCGGATCTTACATATCAACAGGGACTTGACAGGATGTGGAGTCGCAGGCGCCGTTTCGATTTCTACTACCCAGCATTGGCGCATCTTGGTGAACAACCAGTGTTTAATAAAGAGCTTTATTTTGCTGGAGACGATGTCGAGGGTCCGCAAGAAGGACCACTTGACGACTACGTATTCGGATATCAAGAGCGTTATGCCGAATATCGTTACAAACGTTCTATGATTACAGGTAAAATGCGATCAACACATCCGACGTCTCTGGACAACTGGCATCTGAGTGAAGAATTTTTCTCAACACCAAATTTAAATGATCTGTTTATTGAACAGCATACACCAATTGACAGAGTATTGGCAATTCCATCAGAACCACATATAATAGCGGATTGGTATTTTGAAAACAAAAGTGTACGTCCAATGCCGACCTATAGTGTTCCTGGTCTCATTGATCATTTTTAACCCGGGGTATATTATGGGTGCAATCGGTGAAATAATTGGATCAGGTATATCTAGTGCTGTCGGTCTGATGTCCGCTAATCATCAGGAAAAATATCAAACACGCATGTCTAATACTGCTCATCAGAGAGAAGTGGCAGATCTTAAGGCCGCTGGATTAAATCCAATATTGTCAGCAATGGGGGGGAATGGTGCGTCCACCCCTTTAGGCAATATGTTAACACCAGAGAACCCAGCAAAGGGTATGTATGCAAATTCTATACAGGATAGAGCAGTTAAACAACAGGCCCCGCTAATTAATGAACAAATGAATAATTTGCGTGAACAGTCTATAACACAAAAAACACAACAGGAGGTGAATTCAGCACAGGCTCTGAAAACAAAAATTGACACTGTGACATCCGCTAAACAGCAAGACGTTATGGATTCAATGATCGAGCAAAATTTAGCTAATAGTAAATTGTCATCTGCAAGTGCAGTAAATCAAGCAGCACAAACAAACAAACTACAAGTCCAATCAAAAATGTGGGGACTGCTAAACCATTTAATTCCAGATCTGACGTCATCAGCTAATCAGTTCAAAGAGTTCCCTAATGACGTAAAAAAAGAAACAGATAGAATATTTGGAAAATGGGATGGTAAATTCAAAGTTAACAAAAAGGAAAAAAAATGAAAAGAAGATTCAAATTATCTCGTAAGTCAAGTAAACGTTCGTTTAGAAACAACGTAAAAATCTCGCGTAGCACACCATTGGTACGCGGAGGATACCGCCTATGACAGTAGGCAATATAATAGTAGGACACAAATCATTAATGACAATGGTTAAAAAACAAATTGAAAAAATAGAGAGTAGTGATTTACCGTTAGATATAAAAACTGAGGTAATATTACAACTAAACTCTATTTACAATGATCTAAACTACATGTCATTTATATATGTCAACTAAAACAGATTTGTCCATGAGTTATTCTAGCCCATTCGCCCTAGGGGGGCGATCGTGGGCTGGAAATAACTCGTGTGCAAATCGAGCAGGGCAAGAACCTGCTTCACACTTAACAATGCGTTAAATTATGCCATGCTATAAACCTCGTGTGGTAACACGTAATGGATATAAAAGTAATGGAAAGTCAAACATCTCGTTTGACATAACAAAGGGGGGTGAAAAAATTGTTATTCAGTGCGGGCAATGCATAGGATGTCGTCTAGATCGATCTAGACAATGGGCAATAAGATGTGTAAACGAAGCTAGACAGTTTGAAAAAAACTGCTTTATAACTCTCACATATAAAGATATGCCTGAAAATAATTCTCTTAACAAACGAGATTTCGTTCTATTCATGAAAAAACTACGTAAAGAGTTTGGATCTGGTATAAGGTTTTTTCATTGCGGCGAGTATGGCGAAAATCTCGGACGCCCGCACCATCATGCATGTATATTCAATCACGATTTTGCAGATAAAAAGTTTTACGAACTATCAAAAGGAGGTGAAAAATTATACACATCCGAGATGTTAAATACCCTTTGGGGCCATGGTTACGCAATTGTCGGGAGTGTGACATGGGAGAGTGCGGCATATGTAGCGAGATATGTTACAAAAAAAATTACAGGCTCGAAAGCTCACGAACATTATGGAAATCGGGTACCAGAGTATCTTACTATGTCGAACCGACCAGGAATCGGGAGATTCTATTATGACAACTATTTTAACGATATGTACCCGTACGATGAAATAGTAATGCGTAATGGTAAATCGTTCAAACCTCCTAAATATTATGATCGTTTATTAGAACGAGATAATCCGGAGGCATTATTGACAATAAAACAAAAACGACAGGAGGAAATCGACAAAAAACCAACCACATCATTTAAACGTCTATCTGACAAAGAGCAATCAAAAAAACTACAACTAAAACAATTAATGAGGGGATACGAAAATGAAAATGAACATCTATAGTCTACATGACGTAAAAGCGGGCTATTTTCATCAGCCATTTACAATGCAAAATGATGTGCTAGCAAAACGAAATGTAGCTATGGCGCTTCAGGATGAGCGGCAATCAATATCGTTTGAACCTGAGGCATTCACACTGATGCAAATAGGCGAGTTCGACGATGTAACAGGTGAAATACAGGTAATCCTACCAAAACAGGTGGAAAAACTATCAAATTTAAAACAGGCAAAAAAATAATGGAAAAAACAACAAAACCAGTGGTATACGATCACTTCAATCGTCCACCAAAACAGGTAACGGTTAACGATAAACCGTCTCGCACTAAACAGGAGCATGCAGAATCGACAGATATTTATAATATGCTGAATCGATTCCAAAAAACAGGCGAAATTCGCACAAACGGTGTTCAACCAATGTACGGAGATTTCTCACAAATAGGTGATTACCGTCAAGCAAGAGAAATGCTAGCAGAAACCGAGGAAAACTTCCTAAAACTACCATCAAAAATTCGAGACAGATTTCAAAACGATCCTGCGAAATTAATCGATTTTGTGGCAGATAACAAAAATCGTGAAGAAGCGATCAAATTAGGACTAATTGAAGTTTCTGATCCACCACCTAAACCATTGTCCGCTGAGGACATAGCAAAAGCGATAAAGGATTCAAATAATCCTGAAAGTAAACAAAAATGAGGGTCTGGGAACAGTTCTCCCTCTTGATGTAACTGTTCCCAGTGACACCAAATTAAAAATATGGTGTCAAAAGTAAAAAAAAGTAGTATACTAATAGTTCATAGTGTTTCTTTACAAAATTTTAAAAAAGGAGGTATATGGGAAGAAAAACAAGTTTTCGTAGATTCACTAAAAAAGACGTTAAACGTCGTCGACGCGAAATACATCGTGGTCGAAGAGTGTCATCATCAATAAAATGGAGAAGATAATGGCAAAAGGGCGGAAAAACAGTTATACAAAATTCTATGCCAAAAAACGTAAAAATACGTGGTATGGATCCAAACGACTCAGAAATAGGAGATAATATGTTAAAATCAAAACGATTTTGGATAATAGTAGTTCAAACAATAATCATAATCGCACAAGAAGTTGCGAAACATCTTTCTGGAGCAAACTAAATGCGTTCCGTAATGACACACAATTTCAATAACATACCGTCGGTTAACATTGAACGATCAGTGTTTAATCGTGATTCAGGTTTAAAAACTGCATTTGATGTGGATTATTTAGTTCCAATATATGTAGATGAAATGGTCCCAGGAGACACATTCCATGTAACCGAACATGTATTTGGTCGTTTATCTACACCAGTAAAACCGTTTATGGACAATCTATGGTTAGAAACATTCTATTTCGTTGTTCCAAACAGGCTATTATGGCAAAATTGGAAACGTATGAATGGCGAAACAAACAATCCAACAGACGAAACAGATTTTCTCGTTCCTGTATTATTTAATCAACCGGATGGATATACGCGTGGAGAATTACACGATTATTTCGGTTTACCTGTAGGACTACCAATATCGCATACAAGTGCATTACCCTTCAGGGCGTACAATAAAATATGGAACGAATGGTTTCGTGATCAAAATCTTCAGGATTCACTAGAAGTGGCAACAGACGATGGTCCCGATGATAGTTTCTATTTTTTACAAAAGAGAAACAAGCGACCTGATTATTTCACGTCATGTCTACCATGGCACAAAAAGGGGACCCGATTACAATGCCGATAGGGAGCTCAGCTCCTATCAGAGGTACAGGAATACCCCTTGGGTTAACAACTAGCGGTATATCAAATCCTAGCCCGATAAACTACGGTTTAATAGGTAATTATATAGAGCTATTAGACAACCCAACAGCAGTCGTAGCAAATCAATCAGCATATGATGGTACACTACCAAAATTTACAGAGGTAGCAGAGGGCTATCCCAGTAGTGGTCAGGTGATGGGAGTAACATACGATCCATCAAAATCAGGAATGATAGCAGATCTATCACTAGCAACTGCATCAACGATTAATGATCTCCGTACAGCGTTTCAATTACAGAGAT